GTTCAAAGTCGCTGCATTGGCACGTACCAAGGTCAAGCCATTTGCAAGCAACAGTCGTTGGTGTGTCTTTGTATTTCAGTAAACAGCACTTGCCGCAGCCGTCGCAGAGATCATCCCACTCGGCTTGCGATAGGTCGGCTAGTTTCACCGTTTACGCGAAATCACGGCCTTTAACCGGGCGACCGCGCGTCTGTTTCTTCTTTTCTTGTTCACGAACGTCAGCAAGGTGAATGACATCCTGTTGCGCTAGATCGCCGCCCGCCATCGCCAGCTTGAGATTCTTAACCAGTTTCACCAGCAACACATATTGCGCTTGTGCAAATAGCCTTTGCTGGTCGCCCTCTTCGCCAACAGGACAGTTATAGAAATGCTGTAGTATCTGAGCGTTTAGCTTATCAACAGCCCCCTTGAATACAGGGTTATTGATAATGCGTGATGCTTCGTCGCCCGCTGCGGCTTCGGCGCGGAATCGTGCTTCGTCTTCGTTACTCATTTAATCTTGTTCCCTAGTAAATCCATGCCGTTCTCAAGGACCGGCGTGCGGTCCAGCACGTCTTGGTCCCATGTGACGTAGTTGCGGGTTCCTTTGCCACCGCTGCGGCTTGCCCCATCGTAGTATTTAACGCCTGGAATGCCTGCGGCCTTAAACATGGCGCTTGCTTCCTCTGGTGTGAAATCATCCAACAACCACCGATGAACGTCTGCGGGCGTTGGATTGCTAGACATACTCCGTTCAAGCGAGTCTTCTGCGTATTCAAACCAATCTGTTTTCTTTAGTTTTTCAATAACGCCTGCGGGTTGATCGTGTAACGGCGCATCCCAATCGAGCATCTTGGCTATTTCTTCGTCGGGGAGGTCGAGTTTGTAGAGGCTCGCGCTTGATGTCGGCTTTACCAACCCCGGCTCAACAACATCACGGAACATTTTCTGTGCTTCTGGCGATATATTAGCCAACACATTTTTGATGTCATCGAAATTATTTACTTGCTGCAAATTCGACATCAATTCGGTGAACGCACCAACTTCGCCTTCGTCCATATCCTTTATAACGTCAGCCCATCGTTCTTTAATCCCATCATCCCAAACTTCGTCAACGGGCTTGTCTTTGAAATGCAACGGCATGTTATCAGGGTCGTTGAATTGGTTAAAATAATCCTCGCCTACGCCTTTTTTCTGCGCCGAATAAAACCCATGCCCGTATGCCTGCGCGCCCTCGCCAGTACCGATCTTATCAAGGCGCGGACGGCCCTTCGGGAATCCCGGCTCCGGTGCCCATTTATGCGGTGAACCGTGCCATACATTCGCACCTAGCGCCCCTATTGGCGCATTGCCTAACAAGCCGCTCGTTCCCATGCCGCCCATCATTGTATCCATGGACATTTGAGCCGTATCTTCAAATGTCGGGTTGTAGCCCTTTGAAACCGCCCCCGGCAGCATCATCGAACTAAGCATATCAACGGCTATTTGCGGGGTTGCAAACGTCATGCTGCCGTCTTGCGTGCGCCCTAGCGGAAGGATATTCCCCCGCTTTGCAATGTTTGGGTCAAGCAGGCCCGATAGTATTTTCTTCCGTGGGTCAAGAAGGTTCATTTGTTGCTGTGCGGACGGTGGCAGCAGATTCATCCGATCAGGCATTCACCAAGTCCCTGGGTTGTAGTTCCGTAATATCTGTCTCGTCGCCACACACCGCGCACGCCATCCTTGTTACGCGGAACACGCCGGACGGCAGGCCCACGACAAATAGCTGGAAGGTGTCATTGTCACACTCAGCACAGCATATTTTGTCGGGGCTATCCGCATGGGCGACTGTCACAGGATTGCTACTTAGCGCCCTGGAAGTTCATGTCACCACCCTTACGGGTCTTGCTGATCTTGACGTTGTTGCTGCCTTGTCCCGCTTCTTTTGGAACATTGCGATTGGCGATGATAGCAACACCACTTGCGCTGCCCTTTGCCGTTGCACTCGTACCGCTGTTGTTCTTGTCCATAGTAATCTCCTTAGTCGTCCATGCAGCGAGATTGCTGCTAGAGCCGTCCTATTGACGGACTACCGCACAAATTGTACGGTAATTGGTATATAGATAAATATGGTGGATGAAATGCCGAATCAATTTACCGGAACAACCTTTCGAGACAGATTCAACACTAAAGTAAATAAAGATACCCCAACTGGATGTTGGTTATGGGTCGGCGCTACCGTAAACGGTGGGTATGGCTGCATATACGGCCCTGACCAGAAAAACCAGCGCGCACACCGCGTTTCATGGGAATTTCATCGCGGCCCTATACCCAACAATCTTTGCGTCCTCCATAAATGTGACGTTAGGCTTTGCGTTAATCCAGAACACCTATTTCTCGGTACAAGGGCAGATAATAACAGCGACATGCACGCTAAAAACCGAGCGTCAACAGGTGAAAACCGGCCATTAGCTAAATTAACAGCCGATGATGTGCGTGCTATCAGAGCGATACCCAGAATAGATAGTACGAGCGCAAAATACGAACACGGCCTTCAACCACGTGACTCAAAGGGCCACTTTCTTCCGTCTGGCGAGAAGACTGATAAATCCCTTGCGCGTGAGTATGGTGTTACGTCCGGGGTTATCAACCATATCCGAAACGGAAAATCGTGGCGTCATATATAATCATCGACCGCTGCGAGGAGCGGAAATTTCCGGCATTAACACATCTCCCGACGACAGATTAGTGAATTTCTTGGCAATAAGGAAGCGGGAAAGAGAATTCAGCGTAAACGCTTCGTCGTCATCTCCAATTTCAGCCTCGCTAACATTGCTCTCAACAAATGCTAGTAAGGCCGTTTCTTCGCTACTGCCCCGACTGCGCCGCGCGTCTGTACTTTCGGCGCTTTCTTCGGCGTTGCTGTCTGCCTGCCTAACTGCTTCGGCGATTTCCCGCGTAGCGGTGAGTTGGCTTTGGTATAAACTCGCATAGTAGTTCTCCGCTTCCTGTCTGGTGTTTACGACTTGTCCGTTATCGAGAATATATCGCTTTTTTGCTAGTTCGCGTGCCGCAAGCAAGCCATCATTCGCCTTTCGGCACGTTATCGATGGTGACGTTAATCACTGGCGCTGTGACATCCTTGCCGTTGGATTTCTCTGCACGTTCATGTGATTCGCGCTCGCTGTTCTCGCGTTGTTGGTTTTGTGAATCAGCCTGCGCTTGTGCCTGGAGAGCCAGACGTTGCTCTGCTTCGCTCGCCTTGATTTCAAGATCACCAGCAGCGACTTCGCGCTTAACGCCCAGCTCTCCGTCTGCCTTGGATTTGGCAAGCATTAGCTCACCATTAACCTTTTCCCTTGCAAGTTCCATCTCATGCAGCATGGACTCACGCTTGAGCGCAATGTCGGCCGCTTGTGCCTGTTGTTTCATGGCCATTTCAGCCTGCGACAACTGCATATCGCCTTGCATCTTGGCTTGGTCCATTTGCTGCGCGGCTTGCATCTTCTGTTGCTCAAGCTGCATCTTGCCTTGCGCTTCCATCATTGCAGGGTCAGGCTGTTCCAGCTTCTGTTGTTTCGGCTGTCCGTCCTTCGGGCGCGGGTCTTTCCAATAACGCTCGTTATCTTTCTCACCCAAAGCCATCTGCGTCCATTGCTTCAACGCTTCATAGACTTCCGTAAGGCTTAGCAAGTCGCCTTCCGGTCCGCCTTGCATCTGGATAACGGTCAACTGCTTCTGTAGTAGTTGCTCGATCAGCGCGACTTGAGTTTCTTTCGTGCCGTACCCCAGCCCAACCACGGCAGTCGCGTCCATCTTGGCGTTCCAAGGGCGCGGGTCGATGTCTGTCCACTCGCCATTAAGCCGAATCGTATACGCTTGATCCGCGTTTTCAATCAACAGCCGGTTTAGCTTTTTGAATGCGTCCTTGAAGCCTGTTTCAGCGAATGTGCGTGCAATGAACAGGATACGCTTCTGTGCGCGGCCTAACACCAGATTCATGCCGCCGAATGTCTTGTGCAACCCCTCTGGGTCCGCCGCAGGGCCAGCCTGAAGCACGCCTGTCCGGTCGTCCTTAATCTTATCCATGAACTCAAGCGCAGGCGCTATGTGCGGCCCTATGGATTCAGTTGTTAGCGGCATAACCGACGCTCTTGGATCGCCGTCGCCGTCCATGCGAATGACTGAACTCACGCGGTTAGTGAGCATGTCGTCAAGGTCAACCGTATCGTTAATAACAGTTCTGTTGTTATTGATGTTGTAGAGATTATCCATCCACTGACGCCACAGGACGGTTTTAATCTGCTGGATGTCTTTGCACAGGTCGGCTATCGCACGTCCGAAGAACTTGTGAGGCATGCGAATTGGCGTAAGTGACACAAACGGATGGTCAGGCACTTCAACTGCCATATCGCCTGTCTCAGGATCGGCTAAGATGTGATAGCCGTCACCGGCGACAACCACCTTGAACCTTCGTGCTAGGCCAGTTTCCTCGTAATCCATGAGGACATAGCACTCATAGACCCAAATCTCACGAATAGCTTTGTCTTCAAGGCTAATCCGCCCATACCATTCATCCTCACCCTTCCAACGGGACAGTCTCTCACGATTGAACTGATGTTCGTCGTAACCTGGAAGCTTATCAACTTCATCAGGGTCAAAGCCACGGTCTTTCAGTTCAGTCGCTGTCGTTCTGTCCTGATGGCACAGCAATGGTGCCGTATCCATATCAACGGCCCTGCGGGATATAATGAAGTCTTCCGGTGCCAGCCCTTCAATCTTGATCTTGCGCCGGTGGTCGGTGTGTTCAATCTCCAAATCCCAATACATCGAAGGGTCTAGCCCTTGCGCTGGGAAATCCTCTGTGCCTTCAGCTATGCTGGCTGCAAGAATCTCAACATCGTTGTCTTGCATTAACTCGTCAACATCTTCGACGTGTACTTTGTAGAGCGTGCGCTTGGTGGATTCCTGCGTGTCTTCCGGCCACATTTTGATGAAGCCGTTTTTCTGCAACAGCGCGTCTTTTATCCAGTCATGCGTTACCACATAACCGTTGTTCTCTTTGAACCAAATGTGATTAGCTAGTTTGGTCGCTTGATCTGCTGCTTCCTCGTCACCGCGCGTAACAGGCTCAAACCGTACCGCCTCATCGCTGCCGCTGAATATCTCGACCATATCCGGCATGATTGATTCAATAACGTCTTGAATGTCGCTCGACACAACCGCAGAACGGCCTTCTTGCGGGTTAATCCCCGGCACTTCGCCAAGGTACATATCCATTGAATCTTCGCGTTCTGACGCAATTTCGCTGCTTATCCAGTTCTCGGAGTTGCGGATATGTGAGCGCATTAACGCCCGCAGCTTTGCGTCGGACATTGCCATTTATTAGGCTACCTTCCGGTCCATTACAGCAAGCAACGCCTTGGCTTCATCCTTGGCAATAGGATTGTCGTTTAGCTTCTTGCCCTCAGGATTGAATACATCATACTCCCCATCGTCGCGCTCTACGCTGCGCCATTCGCCGGTGACTTCGGTGGTTTCCTCGGCAATAGGCATGATCTGATCAAACGGGTCTTCGCCTGTGACTAAATCGACATCGTCAAAGCCATCAACGGGGACGTTAGCCATAGGATCGATGAGTGCATCAAATGGTGTTGGCCGCGAAGCTTCAATTAGCGCGTGGCCTTTGTCTTCTCTGTTGCACCAATCAACAATCTCATTAACCTTGTTCAGCACCGTGCTAAGGCTTGCGCGTTCTATTCTGTCCATTGTCATTCCTTAGAGATAATCTGGATGGTCTGGGCCAGCTGGGTCTTCCCAACCGCCGCCCTGTTCATCAGCGCCGTATACTTCGTCCCACAGCCCTTGCGGCACGTTTTGGAAATCTTCCGGCCCCATAGCGATTTGCTTGCCGTGCCCACCGTAACCAGACATCGCGTCAATTACTGGTGTGTAATTACCCGCCCAAGGGTCCATTGGGTTAGACGGCGGGTTCGTTGCGTCAATGATAGGTGCATATGAGGCGTAATCGTTCGCGCCTTGCATTCCTGATGTAGGCCAACTATTCCCCATAGACAGGAGTTTTTCTGTCATCTGTGGGTCAGAAACAAAACCAACCTGCATTGTGCCTTTCTGTGCCGGATTGAAGTGATCATATATCAATTGCCCCGTACTTTTGAGCAGCGAAGCTGGGTTAGGAATCCTGTAATCACCCACTGTAATCGGGCCTGTGGCTGCATTAAGAGCGTCCATAGCCTTACTTGCTATACCCTTACGCCGTATCAAACTGCCGCCCATCATGTTCATATCAGACATATCAGGCACATCATTAAACCCGCCTCGGTCATCGCTACCACGGTCTGACCGGTCCAGCAACGCCATAGCTGCGTTTGGCTTCTGCGTCGTGCGCGTGTCAGGCAATGCCGCCAACTGATCCGGCGTTGTGTTGAAAGGTGCGCCGCCCGTTCCTGTTGGTAACGGTTGCGGGCCAGCAAGTTGCTGCTGTAGCGCAAGCGATTCCGGTGATGGTGCGAGTAGTTGCAGCGGCAGGGCCATTAGTCCGGCACCTCAAACGCTTTGGCTACCTTGCGGACATTAAGCGCAGGCCTTGGCTCTGGTTTCTTCTTGGGTCCAGGGAACACCAATGTCGTATGTTTGCCGTCGCGCACAATCTCGCACTCACCCTCAAGCAAGCACTTGTCGCCATGCTTCACGCTGAAATGCGTGGCTTGGCTGGTGGCGTTGACCCATGCAGACCAACTGCGCTGGAGTTCTTTAGTGTTGATTTTCATTAGTGGGGCCTCACGCGTGCAAGATTTTCCTGTGCCGCAGCCAATCCGTCCATTGGAGACATCAGCGCCATATCAACGTGCTTGCCGCATTCAGAAATCATTATGCATAGTTCGTTGTGCATATCAGCCACGGTTCCCTCTACCTTGTCATCAGCAGGGAAAGAATCATTGTTTCTGACAGTTTCCAACATATATATGATGGCCTCTTTCGCTCTAATGCGGCATTTATCCCGTTCTTCGTCTTTGATTTCTTGAATAAAGCCAGCCAAATCTTCTACGGTTTTGTCGTCTATCATATCATTCCCATTTCTTTCATGGACGGATACTCAATAGCACCACGCGCCCGGTTGCCGGTTGTCCGTGACTTCGCCATAGCGCCATATCTGAAAGCGTCTGCGGAATGGCTCGACCAATCGTGCCGTGGCTTCGACTGATAGAACTTATGCACGCCGTCGCTTCTGTGTTCGTCTTCGGCCTTGCGGTAGGACTTCAGCGCATCCAGCCCGCGTTGGCATTTGTTCTGGTCAAACCAGCATCGCGCTAACAACATGCGGACAGCGTGAATGCCGTCATCGACGTTGTGCTGCGGTATGATTGTTATCTCTAAGCCGAGATTCTTTAGCGCCTCTTCACGAGTCTTGCCAGTTTGTAACTCACGCGCCTTAGCATCGTGCGGCAGAACGTGTTGAACGTAGTTAAAGCCATACTCGCGGCGCTTGTCTTCGAGTACGCCGACATAGTGAGGAAGTGCTTTTCCGTTTTCCTCGTGGTGATCGATAACATGAATCTCTTGTCCTACACGCTGCACCCACCATATGGCGGTGCTGTCGCCAATACCTAAATCCCACCACGTTTCAACGCCAACATTAGGATCATGTGGCACGCTGCATATGCGGCCCTCTTCGTCGGCTTTAACCATCTGTGAGCCATAGTATGCGCCAATCACAGGCGCTTCAAAGCTGCAATAGTATTCCTGCTCAAACAGCGCGCGGCCTTCTTCGTCACCGTGGACGCTGATGTATTCCTTGCGTTCCTGTTGTATTTGTTCCGGCGTGAAAACATCGGTTTGTTCGCACGTTAACTTCTCGCAGTACCACTCAGGATCATGCTCCCACGCTTCATACGATGTCTTGCCGTGGTTTATTCCGCGAGGAGTGTACGGAAATAACGCCCAGCCGCCATTTTCAACAAGAATTGGTCGTAAGTACGCCCAGGCTTTCGGATCGTTAAGCGCCCATTCACTGAACACGCAACCTGCGGGAGGCGAACCGACCAGACTGTTGTAATTGTCGGAACCGACGACCTGCCAGTGTGCCCCGTTCTTGAAAACGATTGACATGGTGTCATTGCGCGTATTGGCGCGGAGTTGTTTGGGGAAGGCTTCATCAATACGACGTTGCCCAGTGTGAGGATTGACCGCATCCCAGATTGCTTTCCTTGCTTGATTGGCTTCCGGCAGCATGTGCCAGTAAGTAGCTGGACGCTCATGTGCTGCTCTACACGTCCAATGCAAACACACATCGTCTTTACCAGCGCGGCGATGCCAAACAGCAGCCGCGCGTTTTATTCCGCCTTCAAGCGCGTCCCATAGTGGTCGTTGGTAGGGTCGGGGTTCCCAATTGTAAGGCAGTTCGATCTTTGCCATTCGCTCTGCTGCTTTCGCTGTATTGGATTATTTGCACGACTAGCGGCTCACCATCCCCATCACCGATAGCCAACGGTGCAGAACCCCATCCACGGTTGAGCAGTTCCTTTGCCGCAGCAACGCGCGAGGCTTCGGGTGACTTAGGCTGCATCATTATGCCAGCAAGCACGTTGATCGCTGTTTTGGTGTGTGAACGCGCTAGTGAGCGCACATCGGCAGGGTCTTTAGCCATGTTAACCTCAAAAGAAAACCCCGCCGAAGCGAGGTGAGTTGGTACACAGGGAGGAAATTCTTTGTAGACGTTGCGGGCTTTATCCGCCTGGATTCATAACATCACCATATGGTTGTAGTTATAAATCAACATAAATCTACATGCTGCTTAATACGTGTATATTAGGTTTAGGCATAATGCAAGCGTCAATTACCATATGGTGAGCGGTTATTGTTTTTCCACTTTTCAGCCCACGGTGTTGATGGAATTTTTGGTATATGCGGCACGGGCATTTCGTCCATCATCAAAGTATCAATCACGCCAAACATCACCGCCTGTCTTGTGGCCCACGCTATCGTTTCTTCGTGTTGGTCAAATCCCGGTAATATGCCCCACGTTTCTTCATCGTCGCCTATGTTGCGAACGCTGTCTAATCTATTGGCTGACGACCGAAATACTTTATTGTAGCGGCGAGGGTATCGAACGCCTGTAACGCGGCGTATCTCAGGGTAAACGTCAGCGTATTGGTCTAGTGCTTTATTCCGCATCACACACCAAAATGATCCGCCAACACGTTAGCCCCGATCCGCAGCGTTATCAACCCCGCATGGCCCGGCTGTCCCGTTAGCTTCGCCCAATCGCCAGCAGCGCCACCCATCGCTACATGAATCACAACGCCACTGCATACCTTGCCGAAGTAATCCAGCGCCCGTAATGCTTTCTTAATCTCACGGTTAGCATGGACAGCGCCTGTGCTTTCTGTGTCTTCACCGCCCATTGTGCGCTCAGCGTATGACCCTGTGATGCGCTGGCCTTTGCCCGCTGCGTGCCAGTGGGATATGAACTGGTCAAGCGCCGCCCATTGCTGATCTGTGATTTCCTTGCGTTGCAGGTAGCGGTCGTGTGGCTGCTGCGTCATTACGCGAACGTGGACCTTGCCAGCTTGTGCTGTTTCCTCAAGCACTAGCGTATCATGCTGCGGGCGCTCAAGCGTGCCTATGTCGCGGAGCGGTGATGGTTGGGGTTTCTTGCGAGTCTTCAAGCTAACCACACCAAGCCAAACAGCACGAACACCGACAACACGGCAACCACTGCGAATGCGATGATGCCGATGTAGCGTTCAATCCCGTTCATTACGGCAGTTCAGGGCGTCCACGCGCCTCGTTGCCCGACCGCTTGCCCACCTGGTGATCAGCCGTGTTCAGCCGGTTCTTGCACTTATTGCAGGTGAACTGGAACTGCCGCATGGATATTTTAACGCCGGGGCCTGTGCTGCATGATAATCCTTGGTTGCACACACGCATACGGCATTCAGGGTCATTGATTGCCGGTTGATATTTCTTTGTTCCCATCACATCCACCCCTGTTGCTTCATCATCCACCATAACCCCGCTGCTGTTACCAGAAACGCTATGCCTGCACCTAACAACAGGCCAACGATAAACGCAATAGTCACTTCCCCTCCGCTATGGCGTCAATCATGGCTTGGAAACACTCTATTCTAGCCAACCGTTCGCGCATTGAGTCAGTCATCGCTTCTCATCCGAAATCAAGTCACGCGCTTTCATCAATATCGCCGCTGTTTCTGATACTGTTTTCATTGCACCATCTCCGGCCCTTCTTCGTAGGTTAGCATCAACGCCTCACCGTCAAACTCCCACCGCACAGCAGCGTTCTTGCCATGCAATGATTTTATATCCTTTGGAAAAATACGCAACACCTGCCTGCCATTGGCGTCAGTACGCTTGGACTTGCGGATCAACGCAGCTAACGCCGTACGGTATACATCGTGGTTCTGGATATGCGCCTTGGCTGCGTCACCAACGATAGCCTGGGTTGCTATCTTGAGTTCATCCAGCAGCACGTCAATGTCCTCGGCATAGAATATCGGCGTGGTGCCGTGCTGTTCAGCGTGGGAACGCTTGGCAAGTATGCGTTCAATCGCAGGGGCGTTGGGGTTACCAGTCATTGCGATTCGCCTCCGCTTGGTCTGACGCATAAGCAGCAGAACGCCTTATCTTCTCAATTGAATGACCCGATGCCATAGCCTTGCAGGATTCCACCGAAACAAGCTTGAGCGTTTCATCTATCCATTCGTTGTGCCCAAATGCTCGCCGTAATTCAGCGCATATCGCAGTTAGTATATCCATGCAGCGTTCACGCTCAGCAACGGTTTCGGCGTTATCGTTCACAACAGCCCCACCAAGAATGCAATCAGTAAATCCAACATATAAACATATCCTTATATAAACAAAGCCTTATGTGTTGTTAGTTACGTCCAAAACTTCCACCACGTTCCCCAAAACCTTCCGCCTGTATCGGATTTTGCTTCTGCGCGCCTTTGCTTATCCCGCATCAACTTTTCACTAACCATATTCTCAAGCGACGACATACGCTGATCTATGGAATTTCGCCACGAAGTTTCATTCCCCGGCATACCATTGGCCGTGATGTTTTGCAGTAGCGCCCTAATATCCCGCATTTCCGCGCTAGATATATCACCCGTGTCCGGCGTTCTGAATAAATCACGCAGGTATGTAACCTCATGCTCTAGTTCTGCTTTGGTAGCCATCTATTCCTCCATCACCTTAACCGTTACACCATGCCCTGATTCAGCCGCCCACGCATCGGCTATCTGCTTTCCAAGTGGCGTGGTTTTAATCTGATCCGTGACGTATTTTGGACCTCTTAGCGT